GATGCAGCAAAATCACCTGTACGCAGGTTACCAATCAACTGGATAATCTTACCCAAATCGGCAGAAGCAGAAGTAGTGGTAGAACCAGTAGCGGCACCGGATACAGTAGAGAAGAAAGCAGCGTTTTCTGCCTTGAAGAAATCACGAGTTAACAAACGGGGTAAGGTTTGGCTCATGAATGGCAGAGATGCAAGCATCTGGCGACTGAATTTGCTGAAACCTGCGATGAACTGATTTACAGTCTTTACTTCAGTCAGAGAGTAGTTATTCTCTTGCTTCAGTGATCCTTCAAGTTGTGCAGCGATGTTGTTGGCATTACCTGTAGCCTCACGATAGGTTACATACAAACCGGTCGGGCTTTGAGTGGTAGGCACAAAATCACGGAAGTTAACCAACTGATTGGGTTGGATTGCCTGGCGAGTGTTGTAAGTAGCAACGCTATCACCGGAAAGGTTAGAAGCAAGAGTGATTGTCTTTACTTCTGGAAGTTCCAGGTGCAGACGGCCATTCTTTCTCATTTCAGCTTCGATGTTAACTCCTTCGAGTTTCTCGGCAAGTGCTTCGCTGAATGATTTGCCTTCGGGTTGACCTTTCTTAACTTTAGTGGTCAGGGCATCGAATTGAGATTGCATTGCATCTTTAAACTCTTTAAGTTCAGCAGCAGTTGCAACTGATTCGAGTTTGCTTTGAAGTCCGGCAACTACGCTCTTGGCTTCAGCAGCATCGGTTTTTGCATTGGCAGAGTTTGCCAGTACTTGCGTAAGGTTATCACCGATTGATTTTACCTCCGCAGCGATTTGTTCTTGTGTCATTTTACAAGTGTTTTAAATCTGTTATTTAATTGTTTGAGTGCGTCAAATACTACTGCGCTATTATCTTCCGGGTCAAGTGTTGCTGCGGCAACGGGTTGAGTGGTGAGTTCTGATATTGCAGTTTGTATCTGTTTTATTTCAATCTCCAATAGGGAGAAAGTGTCATCTGTAAATGTGCCGTGCTTAAACGCTTTGAGTAACTTTTCCAATCTCCCGTTTAGCGTTTCCTTCACTACTTCCGGCTCCATTCCCTTGTAGATGGATATTGTCGGAGTTTCGGGGTTTGCCGCCCATAAAACGGCACTTCCTTCGTAAAGCATCAGTTCTGTAATGGTGCGTATGCCGGTACTATTATCCATTTCGGATTTAATAGTACTAAAACCGATTGAGTGCTGATTGATAAGACCTGCTTCGTAAAGTTTCAGCATATCCTCCCCCATTTCCGTTTCAATAACTTCTGTAACGGCTATGAGCGCATCGCCTTCAACGTATAACTCTTTCGGCTTACCCAAAGCATACTTCATCGAAGTTTTATGGTCAACTAATGACCAAATAAGATTCTTCCCTTGCGGCCCTCTTGCAGTAATTGTGCGAGTAAATGCAGCAGGACTGATAATGTCATTGTCAAGGTCAACATTGCTCATCCTTGCCCATACGGCTTTCACCTTACGGCTTTCTTTGTCAACATCTTCGACACCATTCATTATATCCTTAACGCTATATTGCTTCATTCAATAACATTTGTAATTGCAAAAATAAACTATTATTCCATAAACTCCACAGGGTGCCAGCAGGCCCCTTTAAGTTGCCTTGTATTGATACGGGCATATCGTTCTCATCTCTCACTACTTCAAATCCAACGGTGCAGCGACAATTACACACATTCCCTGCACTTGCCCGACTATCGCCTGGATATTCCATCTGTTCTACACTACCCATACCGGGTACGGTGAAAGGTTCATCTACTGCAACACGCTTTCCATCCATGTGCAAATGGTCGAACTTATCACGGGGGATGCGCCTTGTTCTATCATCGGTTATCGCTATCCATTCCTTTTCGGTTTGCAGACCTGTTGATACGGCACCTAACAACGCACCCTGATTTGCGGCTCTTGTTGTTTCTGTTCGGGCAATGAGTTCTGCTCTATACGCATTGATACCTGACTTTTCTAATTCGGTCATCATTTGCGTTATGCTCCACCCTTCCTGCATACCTTTAATTAATACCTTGCGGATAGTTTCCTTCGTGGTATTGGTAATGCCATCGGTCAGCATAGTCAATCCCTGATCTAAAAATAACTTAATAACTATCGCCCATCTTTGTTGAGGTGTCAAGTTATCCTTGATACCTGCTTTGCGCCTAATCTTATCATAGTTGTACTTCGCCATTGTCATTCCTGCACCTTGATGCAGTTGGCTGATAATTCGTTTCAGTCCGCTTTGGTCGGGTTGTTCACCATTGAGTATAGCTCTGCATTGCTTATCAAGTTCCTTCTTAATAAGCACCCTGTATTTCTTTCGGTATTTATTGTATAGTTGGCGGTACATCTGGCAGATTAGTAAAGTCATCCATTGGCATCAATCCCTGTGGAATATACAACTTTTGATAATCTTCAAGCGGAACGTTCGGATCCGGTGCTATACCCATTACCTTCAGTTTCTGCTCCGGTGTCAGCCACCATGATGTATTCAACCATTGCGCCTGTGCTTCCCTGTTCGCTTCGAGTTCTTGGTAAACGGTCAAATCGAAGTCCACGAATATATCAGTATTCTTGTACCCCCAATCGGTTTTCATCTTACGGTTAAGGTTATCCCGGATGGCAATCAGTTCGGGAAGTACTGCCCGTAATGTCAGCGATTTCTCCGCTTCCCGCATATTGTTGTATGTAGCGGCATCCTGCGAACCTAATAGAACCGGAGGTACACCATAGATTGAGCATAACGCTTCCTTATCCCATTTCTCTGATTCGATTAGTTGCAGGTCTTTGGCAGGTAGGCCAATCTGTGTCCATCCTACTTTGTACCCTGATACGGCTGCACTACCATGCTTGCCGGCGCCGGATGCCATTGATATTTGCGTTTTAAGTGCCTGTGCTTGCGCGCCACCACTTAATGGGTCGAATCGCATATCATCCATGTAAAGTACACCCTGCGGCCCCATGTTATCGAACATCGCAACGGATGCGGTCTTTGAACTATTGGAACGGGTTAAGACCTTCGATGCCGCCCGTAAAGGCGATAATCCATACAGCTGCCCACCGGTTGCTGACCATTCGGGGTTGAAGTATTTATCATGCAGAATCTCCTCTGTATTGAACGGAATGTACTGCCCATAGTAAAGTTGATACGCAACCTTCTTTGGCGGGAATTGCTCAATATCTACTTTGATTGCCATGTATTGGGATGGTAGTACATACAACTCCATTGGCTTGCCCTTGTTCACGGAAGCATCGCCAACCATTTTTGCATAGATGAAGGAATTGCCCGTTATCTTCTTGAAACCTACCCATTGTTCGATAAGGTCGCTCCATGAATCTTCGCTATTAGGATATTTGAGCAACTCATTCAGCCGGGCATCGCCTTCGTAGAGTTCAAAGGCTTGCTCTTTGAGTTCCTTCAATTCTTTCAGGTCAATGGTAACGGGTGAGTTTAATTTCGCCTGGTACTGCTTTGCCTTCGCCTTATCCTTCACCTTGTAAACTCCCCAGGGTGCTACTTTCGCCTTTTGGGTAATCAGCGTAATGATGGCATATACCAAGTCATTGCCGATATAACTATCCCTAACTATTTCTGCCTGATTCTGCCCATCCCAAGTTATCAAACCCCTTTCTATTGATACTTGAACAGGTGATTTAACGGGTGCTGCCTTGCGCTTAAGGAAATCGAATAAACCCATAATGTTTTATTTGTTACTGGCAAAATTACGATTTAATTGCCTACCATACTGCCACCTGGAATGCCGGCTTGTGTAAGTGGGTGAAGATGGCATAACGCATCGCATCTAACCCATCGTCATTCTCTTTCACTGGTTCATCAATCACATTGTCATTCTTGTCCTTCTTCCACTTGTAGGATTGCAACTCCCGAATGATGTTCTTACTACCGGATGTAACATATAACGGGTAGGATTTAACCTTCAATATTCCCGGCCATACTTCTTTGTTCGCTGCCTGTGCATTGATACCACCCCTGTAAAGTTCTTCAATGCTTTTCGGTTCGGCCGCATCGCAGTACACGGGTTTTCTATCTGATATATGGTCTTTGACTTCCCTGGTTATTTCGGATGGAGTTAAACCCGATTTGTAGATTAGTTCCTGCACATAGTTCGCCCCTTCATAGTGTACCACCTTAACGAGTGCAAGTGGGTGAACATATCCAAAGTCCAAACCATAGAACACATCGCCCCCTTCCGGCAGTACATCTGTTATCTGCCATTTGGTGTAGATAATCTCTTTCGCTGCACCCCTTTCGCCCAATCCATAAACTTTCCACATGAAGTCATCGGGTAGGTTCCTATACCCCTCAATAATGTCTATCTGTGTTTGGGATAAGTTGCCCTTATTGTGAATGTAAGTAGATTTTATCCGCTTATTGTTCGGATTGTCAGCAACATCGTAAACCCAACTCACGAAGTCAGCAGGGTTCCAGTCTAAAAAGATAGTCCCCGTTGTCCGCATTGCCAACTGGTCGAATAGTGCTTTGCGGATAAGGTTCGCTTCATTGACGAAAAGAATATCCCTACCCGGCCCCCGTGCTTTTTGCTCATCTTCAAGTCCGAATAGTTCGATATAGCTGCCATTAGGGAATTTGTAGATGAAGTCAGTAAAACTGAAATCTTCATCCTTCCACATATTCCATTCCTCCATGATTGTCTTGAAATCCCTGTATGCGCCCCGTTTGATGTGTGGTAGAGAGTGCGATACGATGCTGATACGCTTGTTACGCTGCGTAGATGCTATCTGAATGAGCAACTGAACGATGGAAAATGATTTTGACGATCTACTTCCCCCTTCATTGCAGATTATCGGGAATCCCTCATTGTATGCCTTTTCATTGGCATAGAATACCGATGTTGCCTTTATCTGTTTAACTTGTTGCGATACCACACTTCTTGAATTTCTCCAAACTTATAAATTCCTCTTTAGTTTTCTGCATAACGCAGTAAACATTCCAACCGTCCGTAGTATTGCCCATAGCGGGATGTTCACCAAGATCAATAAGCGAATACTCACCAAAACCAGCCAACTTCTTATAAAAGCCAGTAGTATAGTAGTTAAATCCATGTCCGGGCCAGTTCCCTGTCTTTGGGTTTTCGCTGACAATGAATCCTCCGACTTTAACGAGGTTGTGCTTGTTCTTCCAACAGTTGTAGATTGCTTTGATGTCATGCTTGCCGTTTGTTCCAACGTGTTCGGAGGTTCCTGCATCCACCAAAAGATCATACTGTACTCCGAAATCATGTAGTTGTGAAAGGTCATACGGCTGACTTCCGTTCTCTCCGGATATGTCAATGGCCGTGTATTGCTTGTTAGCATAGTAGGTATCTTTAACGTACGGTGCAGGTAGTGTCGGATGGCGGTAATCATTCTGTGCGCCTAAATCCACTACCGTTTGCACTCTGTCAATAATGAGGTCAATTAGTTCGATTGTTTTTCCTGTGTAGCCCATATTATTTACAATAGGTTGATAAATCTTTTAAGTAATCATGGAAAAGATGCCAGTGATATGAATCTGCAATTTCATCATAATCACACATCCAGCCAATTTCATCCATCATCATTCGTTTAGCTTTTGACCACACTTCATACCAATAAATAACTTTTTTCTTTGCTATAAGGTTTTCTTTTTTTACAAATGATATAACATCTTTCAAGCATGGATTTACTTGAAGTATTTCATCAATTGTAAGTTTCTTACTTACATCGTATAAACTTTCCATAGTACAAATTTAATCTTTTACCCCCCAATTAATAAAGAATGGATCCACTGGCATAAACTCACGATAAGCAAGTCCACCATACGGCTGCACCTTTACACCATTGACATTCATGATAGCTGATAGCAGCGATTGATCATGCCGGCTGCTGACATAATGCGGATTCTTACTTTCGTTATGGTGAAAGCAGTTATTAAAGGCACCATCTATCCACTTATCAAAGATCGGTTTAGTCGCAGGGTGGTCGAAGTCAAACACAATACAACAAGCCATAATCTGATACATCTGCAATACCTGTGTATAATCTCTTAACCCTAACCATGCGATTTGATGGTCGGGCATATACTTGTGTAACGGATGCCCCTCATTGTTCCACGCAACAATGCCATGTTCGGCTGCAAGTTGCCAGAGGGGGTCGGGGTTCTTCATTACTCGAATGGTTGAATCGCACCAAATAATCTTTCGGTAACCTAATTCATACGCTTCCGCAACCATTACCGGCTTAAACTGATACGGCATATTTTGATGGCTCCATGATTCGTAGTTGCTTGATTTCGGCCATTTGCCTTGCAGTATTTTCCTACCCTGGTATTCATCCACATACCCATCCACACTACGAAGGTGAGTGTCATAGTCGGTAGCATTGCGATTTATTGACCGGATAAGCCCTAACATCGCCTCGTTATAGTTTTCCCTGCCTGTGGAGGAAAGGGATGTGATTACTTTATTTGCCATCTTTGAGTTTTTCATTTATAATTACAATCCACAAAGCAATATTTGTTATGCAATGAAGTATTATAATAAAATATAAATATGTGGTAACTTCTATCATATTTTATCTTTTACGTTTATATTCAGCATATTCTAAATATACCAATACTAAAACTCCAATCGCTGCTGATATACAAAGAAGTCCTAATGATACAAATAATACTACCTTGCCCATATTACGTTTTCTAAATTGTTAAGTAATTTCTTATGCA